TCTAGAGGCCTTAGTTCGAAAGTAATCGTCTTAACTTGGACACTGTAATCCAACCCGACCTGATAGGTGCTTACCGCCGCACGGGAGAAGGTGATAACGCCGCTCGAATTGGCCGTAGCATCTGGCAGCACAACACCATCCGCGATGATCTTGACCGTCTTACCAGCAAGGTTAGCCGCAGTAACGCTGCTCCCACTTGTCCCGGTCACAGCACAGTCAACCGTCAGAGTATTGTCGAACCGCTCGATGAAGTATCGCTCAACGCCGTCGATCTCACGCCACACCGCTGCATAGATCGTATCGACATCTACACCGACAGCCAAGAACTCGCCGTCTGTTGTGAACTCAGATGGCGCAATGACTTGCTGGGAGCGAAGCATTGAGTAGCAAACCATCGAGCCATCATCGCCATTCACGATGTAAAGCTGGTCGCTTTCATCCGTCGAGGTGGCCCGACGAATAGCCATATCAACCGGCGTCTTCAGAAGGTGAGAAGACAAGAGCGAGATACGGTTAGTGATGTAAGCAGCTTCAACGTCCGTATAGACGAACTCGTTAAGAGACTTGCCCTGCCGCTGCACGAAGAGCGTTCCAGAGTCAATGCCAACAGGCTTGATCGACGGCTTGCAACCATTTCGTGTGGCGATCTTCACGAAGAAGTTCGTTGGCGTGATTGGCTCAAGTGTCGCTTGCGGCACATAGAACTCAGAGCCGGTTGTGAAGAATTGCAAGTCACGGCCTGACAGGCAGTTCACAATGGCATTGAGTTGGTTCGTATCGACAGTGGACTCGACGGCCTCATCATCCAGAGACTGCCCTTTGTCGAAGTCAAAGAAGCGCCCGACAACAGAACCCCAGACAGTAGAAGGACGGCTCTTGCTGCCGCCAAAGTAAAGACGTCCCTCATGGAAGGTAACGCTCTTCGGCCAACCGCGACCGGAAGACCACACATCTTCGTAACCGCTTTGGATTTCCCACTCACCAGAACCATAAGATGATGTCTTATCGAATGGGATTTCGGTTACGGCAAGCAGCTTAGAAGATGAGATGTAGCCAATTACGCGAGCAATGCCGAATCCATAGCCTTCTTTGATATGGATATATTGCCCGACATCGGCTGCGCTAAACACACCACCAGCCGCCGACAATTCAATCGTGCCTTCTTTGGCAGAGGCAGTAACCGTGCTGCTAGGCGATGTCTTCGTTAGGGTGAAGGCATACTTCGGGATGAAGTCAAAGCTGATTGCAGATACCGTCCAGCTTGCATCCGTCGCACCGCGCACCAGCTTCAGAGGAGCCAAGTCTTCATGCACAAACAACATCGTGTCGGCAGACTGCGCGTAGTTAAGATCAGGCAGGATCGCAGATGTAATCGTAGGCACGATGATGTGATTTGGCTTCATGGTCACATTACCGCTGGTGGTAAGTGATCCAGCCGCCGTGACGGTGAATGAGCCAGACGAAGCAGTAGCTACCGTAAAGCTGGCATCAACGGCGGTGCCGCTGGTAAAGTCGAGATAGACCGTATCGCCAGCGATAAGCCCATGGCTTGCTGCCGTGACAGTAATTGTCGTGCCGCTCTGCGAGTAGGTTGCAGATATGGAACTCGTGATCTGCGTAATCAGAGCGCCGTTCTTGAACACATAGATGCGTCCAGAAATGATCGCAAACATGTACGAATCATTAACGCTGAACTCGAATGGCGCGAAGATCACGCCATCATCCGCGATAGTGTTGGGTAGCTCTGTTACATAACGAAGGCCGGGGCGGCGGCGAACACCACCCTGCGGGATGATCGTGACGTTGGTAGCCTTCTGAAGAGCCGAGTAATACTGAGCCAGATCAATGCGGCCACGGATAAGAGGGTCCGTTTCGCCAGTGCTGAAGTTCGTCTGAATCTGGATCAGCCGGGACATTAGTTCCTCACGGCAATGAGGCTTAATCCTTCGATCATCAGGTTCGGCTGGGTCTGGCCGTCAATGTTCATGGCCTGACGGGAGTATCGACCGCGACCATTCTCTTGAGGCGTGCCAACAGCCACACTGCGCCAATACTCACCCTTGGGGAATTGGTCAGTGACTGGCTCAGCGAAGTGCCATGCCAGCATATACTTTAGTAGCTGTACGAAGTAGGACGGCAAGCGGTCCTCGCCGGGGTCGAACTGGTAGTCAATCCCGACCCGCTCATAGCTAGTAAGGACTTTATCTTCATACCGCTCCCACCAAGTCACAGGCCGAGCGCCGGGGCTGGAGGTGTCGAACAGCGCACGAGGGCCAGAGATGACATCGCCGGGAATCTGATATTCATATTTCCATTCAGTGACCGGGGTATTCAACGTCCTAGCGAGCTGAACCTTTTTGAAGCTGAAGCTCCATGGGTACATCGTAAGGCACATGATCTTGATGTCATCATAGAGCCGGTCCGCGACCTGAGCATTGTCGGTCCCTTCAGAGAAGGAGGAGATGACTCGACCGCCCAGCATAATCAGGGCATCGTTGCAGATCGTAAGTTTTGAGTCTCCGGTCGCCATCTCAACCTCTAACGAAGATATAATCGCGGCTGATCTTCTGAGAAACCTTATACCCTAAAGATTCCATAAGGTCGAATGTCTGTTGATCTGAGTAACCATACCGCTGTCCCAAGCCCTTTAACTCTAAAACGACTATCGGGGAACAGTCGTGAAGAGTCTTAGCCGCGCCCAATAGGGCCGAATGTTCTGATCCTTCAATGTCTAGCCAGAGAAGGTCAAGGTCTTCCAAGCCGAGATCGTCAATCATGACTGTATGGATGTCTCCATCCAGCTTAACTTGGTGCGCTCCGATATTGTTTGGCTTAATGCGGTCAACCCCAACCATGCCATGAAAGTCAGTCAAGGCAGCGTTCCGCATGATGATGTTGTCGATCTTGCCGCAGTTCTCCTGCATGGCCCTGAAGTTAACAGGGTCTAGCTCAAAGGTGTGGACGGCCTGAAAGAACTTGGACAGGGCCTTGGGGAATATCCCAATGTTGCCGCCAGCCTGTATGCAGGAGCGCCGCTTCGGGCATTGGGGTGCGATCTTAAAGACCTTATCCACCTCGCCCATGACGGCATCGAAGCACTTCTCATCCTTCTCTGGCACACACCAGCCTTCGATCAGCTTATACATAGGGGATGTCCGTTTGCTCCCAAGGCCGGGGATGACCATGGAAGAAGATCACTCTGGCATTGTCTGGGACATGCTTGCCGCGCACATCTACCTTGTAAGATATGAACTGGCCGGGAAGCTCATCTTGTATGTACGTAGTTTTACTTATTTGTGTCTCGATGAAGGCTTGATCCCCACCCTTGATCTGCATGTGCCGGATCGGGTCTGAGATGAAGGCCGAGTAGAGATGGCTCATGTCACCGCACCACATCATCACGCTGGACTGCATGGCGGTGGGATCGTTCTTGCCCCGATAGGCATCCCGCAGAATGGCGAATGGAACCCGCTTGGCTAGGTCAGCCGCCTTGTGGAGAGAGCCGCAGATGATCGTATCGAGGTCAAAGTAGATACATGGCCCCGGTAACTTGAAGACCTCCATCTTGGACCACCATCCCGGTAGCCCATCCCGTAGAGGCACGACATCTGGGCCGGGAACATCAGACAGGCACAAGAAGTTGAAGCTGATCCCAGCCTTATCGGCCAGCATATCCTTTAGTCTAGCTACGTGTTTGTACGTATAGTCGCCGCCGCTCTTCATAACGGTCACGATCTGGATCACTTGGGCGCTCCGAATGTCTCTCTCGTCCAGCCGGACATGGATGATATGCCTTGGAACCGGCCTTCATCTTTCCGAATCAGTATCTGACGGTGCCACGTATTGAAGTTGCCGTCATGCGCCCATTCGGTCTGAGAGTTCTTCATTGGCTTCGATGGGTAGCCTTCCACATAAACCTTGCTCTCAGGGGTCAGTGGAATCCCGCACATGATGACCTCATCGTAACCTAGTAGCCACCGCGCCCACAAAGCCGAGCCAACACCCGACGAACCGCATATCCAATGCGCTGGCCAGAAGTAATCAATGTCTGGGTATTGCGTGTTGCCGTGAACAAAAATGGGTCGCTTAGCGTCCCTCTTAAACTGCCCAGCCAAAGTATGATGATGGGTCCAGACATGTTCAATTTCTGGGACAAGTGCCGCCGTATTGTTGCAGCCATAGAGTTTAGCATCAGGCCGAAGCAGCCGAGCCGCCTCTAAATCAGCAAACAAAGAAGGGGCTGCGCCACATACAATAGCGCAACCCCCATGCTTCTCAGTGTAGATGGCGTTAGCCACCTAACTTAGTCGGAGTCAGTGACCGTGAAGGCCGTGACGTTGGTGACATCGACCGTGCCAGTTGCCTTATCTTTTACGATATGGACACCAGCCGTCGAGAGAGCGCCACCGGAAGTCACGCAGACATAGATCACATCGCCAATCTCAAGGTGGTTATAGACACCACCGTAAGACGAACCGAAGTAACCCGCTGCATCAACCGCAGTGTGGGCATCCGTAGTGGTGTACGTCCACCACATCGGAGCCTTGCCACGGCGAGACTGACCACCAAGAGGGCCGAAGTTAGCAATATCGAACGCCATAATGGTAGCTCCTTACGCTTCGTAGGTTTCGACCTTCACGATGCCTTCGGCGTCGATAGCAACCGCACCAGCCGAGAACATCGAAGCAACGAGGAACGATGTCTTTTCAGGGACATAGTTGATCTCAGTCTTCGAGTTCATGCCAATGCCCATGCCGACAGCATCACGATGGAAGAACCAGTTTTGACGGATGTTCGCCGAGCCGAAGCCGAGGCCACCTTCATCACGGTCGCCAATCGTGACGAACCGGAAGCCGAGGAAGGTATTGACCTCGCCCGCGACGAGAGCGCGAACCGAGTTGAAGTCAGCCGAGGTCGCAGCCGTTTCACCGAGCAAGCCTTCGAGAGAGCGAGCATGGATGAGGGCGATGCGGCCATCCATCGGGACGTTGTTCGCGTCCAGAAGGCGCTTAGCGCGACGAAGCTTCGTCACGTTGAGCGAGGCGTTCGTGCCACCGAGGTCTTCGTCCACGGTCAGCGATGTGGAAGACGCTTCGAGAGCGGCAATCACAAGCTGGTCCATGCGGCGACCAATGGCACCCGCGACAACCTGAACCAGTTCACGGCGGTCATCAAAGTTGACCTTCTGCTGGTTGAAGATGTCCGAGTATTCGGCAGCAATGTAGTCCTGCATCGTCGCCGTGACCTGCGAATAGGACACGTTGAGAGGCGTGACGTCAGCCTGAGGGATGCGCTGCGTAGCAACACCCTTGCCAATTTTAGGGAACTTAACGGTTGAGCCTTCGACACCCGAACGTTCGCGGATGAGGCCAGCAAGGGCGCGTTAGCCCTGATATGCTTGCTTAACTTCCGCGTCGAACAGGGTAACAAAGGCGCTCGAAATCTGAAGCGACATTTGTTTGTCTCCTGAGAGAGTGACGATATTGGTTCGGCGCGACAGTTCGCCCGCGTGGGGCTGTCAGCTTGGACTTTAAGGTGTCCCGACCTGAGTTGTCCGGTCCGTGAGGATTGTCGAACGGCGAGAATATATACCCCGCCGTCCGATTAAGTCAAATAATGGGACTTGGCTTACTTGTTAAATGCTTTGGCAAACATGTTTTCTACTTCGCGTGTGAAGCGCATGTCTTTGCCATAACGAGGATCGCCAACCATTGCATAGAGGTCTTCTTTGGATGGAAGCCCTTCACTGACCATAGTTGCGTCAACAGGGATAGCCATCTCACCCGAAGCCTGTCTGATCTTATTCAAGGCCGAGACAAAAGCTGCCGAGCCAGAAGCCTTAACTACAGCTTCCGTTTCGGATTCGGTCAGGACCGTGCGCGATAGTTTGGTCAGCCATTGGTTATTGGCCTTCAGAATATCGTTCGCCTTGGGTCCAAGCTTCTTGAGTTCAGCCTCACGATTAACGCCTGTTTCCTCAAACGCCGCTCCATCTTCTTCCATATATAGCTTAGCCAGTTCATCGACCGCCTCTTGCGAGACGCCGAGTTCTTTGGACTTGGTTACATACTTCTGAAGGAGATCGTCCTTCTCAT